CGATGTCCACGCCGGCGCATTTTTCGTGCAGCACGCCCTGGGCAATGATCACCAGCTGGAACTGGCCCGCATCGCCGGGCCGGTGCTCATAGGGGTAGGCGCCCACGCCGCCCGGCAGCACGGTGAGTACGCCCTGGCGCAGATCGTCGGCCCGGTAGTCGGCAAAGTCTTTGTACTCGCGCGTAATCACCCGCGCCGGCGCCACGATGCGCAGCTCAGACACCACGGCAGTCATGATGGCGCTGTAGTCGGTACTCACGATGCCGCCCGCCGTTCGATCAGGCCCTGCAGGCGTTCATTCAGCCGCGCCTCGATGCGCGGGAAAGCCGCCTCGGCGGCCGGCATCAAGAAGGGTTGCTTGGGTGTACCGCGCACAAAGATCGACAGTTGCAGCAGCTTGGCCAGCCCATCCATGGTCATCCCCGCGGTGCGCGGGCGCACGCCGGCAATGTGCATCCAGTCGAGCAGAGAGGCTTTGGGAACCCAGCCGCCGCGGGTGCTGCCTTCCTCTACGGCCAAGGCATAGCGCGCTTGCGCGGTCACCTCAAAGCGGGCGACGCCCAAGCGCACGTGCTGGATCGAGTTGGTGAGCGTGGTCCGCGCCTTGGGTGTACGGCTGCGCGCATCGCGGGCGATTTCGATCGCGCCGCGCTCCAGCGTCTGATCGACCAGGCGCGCGGTGGTGTCGGCATCGGCCTGCAGGGCCTTGGCCAACACATCGGCGTTGGTCTTGATGCTGATCGTTTTCACGGCAGCTCGCGGAACTCAGCCAAAAGCGATTGGTACAGCGCGGCCGCGGTTCCGATCTTGGGCGAGCTGCCCGAGGGTGAGCCGCCGCGCAGCGTGACCGGCTTGCCGGCGTCGCGCATGGCCAGCTCGCGCATAGCCTCGGCCTGCGCACGCAGAATCACCAGGTCGCGATCTTGCTCGGCCACCGTGGTGGTGCCGGCGTCGACGTCCAGCGTGTGCGCGGCCAGGTAGTAGTAGACGTAGGTGGCGCCATAGGCGGCGATCTGCGCCGCGGTCGGCGGTGGCCGCAGCAGCAGCTTGCGCGTGCTGCCATCCAGCAGGCCGATCACTGGCAGCGGATCGCGCACGGCCAGCCAGGGCTTCACGTTGACGTGGCCCCACTGGCTGATCTTGGGCAGCAGCAGATCGTCTGGCACCCCGGTGTATTCGACCTGGTCGGCCACCAGCGTGACTTCGCTTGTGAGCGTGCGCGGGCGCTTGTGGCGGCCCACCTCGCGGCAGGCGGTGCGCAGGTGGCGCAACAGGTCCTTGCCGTCATCGCTGAACACCTTGGCGGCGTCGTGCAGCGATGCGCGGTAGTCGTCCAGCAGCTCGGAGAGTGCGACGCCCACAGATCAGGCGGGCAGCTGCGACAAGCGCAGCTTCTCGGCGGCGAGGGCCTGCAGCACGCCGGTGCGCGGCTTGGCGCTGGCCTGCTCCAGGCCTTCCAACTCGGCCAGCTGCTCGATGGTCTTCCCGGACAGCGCGGAAATTACGTCGGCCACCTTGCCCTTGAGCAGTTCCACGTGTTCGTTGAAAACGGCAGCGGCCGGTGCCGCCGCCGGCGCAGGCTCAGGGTTGAGCATGCTGGCGTCCACCATGCGGGTCTCGCCCGCACGGATCGAGACCGAGCCGACATACACCGTATGCGGCCGATCGTTGGTGTAGGGGATTTTGTTCATCGAGCACTCCAGCGGGGCCGGCGGGTGCCGGCCCCGTGTTCAGGGGCAGATCAGCGGCCGGTGACGCTGTAGGCGATCACGCTGGTGACGCGATTGCGCAGCGGCGTGGGTACGCTGATCGACGAGTACTCCTCACCGTACGCACCCTTCTTTCCCAGCGGCTTGCCCGAGCTGTTGAACACCTCAAACGGCGCACCGATCGCAAACGGCTTGGCAATGCGGTACTTCAGCGTGCCGCGCTGGCCGAGGATCAGGCGCTCTTCACCCAGATCCGCGTCCACGTTGGTGCCCCAGCACGGCATGGCCTTGATCTCGGCCAGGTCGCCCATCGGCGTGGTGTCGGTGCCGTCGCGGCGGAAGCTGGTCGCGAAGTTCTCGGCGTCGGTGATGCTGTTGTGCAGCGTTTCCGATGACAAGCAGAAGTCGGCCTTCACGAACACGTCCTGGCTCAGGTACGCCTTGCGCGCGCCCACGGCCTGCAGAATCTTGTTCATCTGCTTTTCGTAGGTGCTGCCGCTCGCGATGTCCGTGTCCACCTTGACGATGTTGGTCACGCGGCTGTACGCGAGGGTGTTGGTACCGGTGTCTGCCGGCGTGACCGCCGCGCCCAGCTGAGACACCAGCTGGATGTAACCCAGGTTGTAGTTGGTGACGCGCCAGTACGTGCCCGCGCTTTGCGTGCCGGTGCCGTCGTATTCGGTGATCGCCACACCGTTCAGCGTGACGCTGATGGCGTTCTCAACGCTGCCCACCGCGGTGCCCTGCAAATCGCGCACCTGGTTGGGCCGCACGATCGGGAAGTTCGTGGTCTTGATCACCGAGTTGCTGCCGGTGAGCTGACTGTCGAAGGCCTCGCCGGTGACTGCCACGGCGCCGTAAGCATCGGCGGTGCGCTGCAGCTCGTTCATGATGCGCCGGGCGATCAGCTCACGCGCCAAACGCGCATTGCTCGCCACATTGCGGCCCCACGCATCCCAGTTGATCAACTGGTTGTTGCGCGTGAAGTGCATGGCCTCGTTGGTGATCTCCATTGCGATCTTCATCGGCACGATGTACGCCAGGAAGTTCGCCTGACTCACGCCAGCCTGATGAATCGCCGCGCCCTCGTACACGATGCCGTTGTTGAACACGGTCGCCGTGCTGCGCGTCTCATAGGGCACGCTGTGGGTGGCGGCATTGGTCGGGTCCACATCCGCGTCGATCATTTCCAGGATGCGCAGATCACTCAGCGCCTCCACGATCACCTCGCGGGTGTAGCTCGCCGGCAAGGCGCTGTCGCCGATGTTGACCACGCCGCCCGAGAGGGCCTTGTGCTCGTCATGCAGGCGCTGGCCGTTCTGGCGGTCAAACTCGGCCAGCACGCGCTGGGCCAACTTGGGCAGCTTGGCCTCGTCGGCGGGCAGCCGCATGCTGTCGCCAGCAGACGTGCCGCGAATGTTGGCGCGGATGGCCTCGGCCAGCGTGCGCACTTCGTTGCGGCCTTCCACGCTCAGGTGCACATGGCCACCGGGCTGGCCCATCCCCAGCGCTGCCCGCTTGGCACTGGCCTCGATGCGATCGCCCAGCTCGATGTACTGCGCCGCCAGCGCCTTGACCTGGTCGGCCGTCATCTGCGGCGTGACCAGTTCGATGCCCTTGGCCAGCTGCTTGCGCGTGGGATCGCTCAGGGCCTTGTGCGCGTCCAGAGCGTCGGCAAACACCTTGCGGTTGGCGTCCTGCGCCTGGGCCAGTTGCTTGGCTGCAGCGTCTTCCGTGGCGCGGGCGTCGGCCAGCAGCTTCTTCACATCGTCGGCACTCAGGCCCACGGTGAGGTTGATCGGGCCGGCGTGCTGCTGCTGCCCAGCCAGCTGCACGGTGGCGGCCTCAAAGGCGGCAAGCAGCGCGGTGTGGCCGGCCTCGTCGGTTTCGGCCAGCGTCTTCGCGGCCGTGGTGTAGCTGGCGAGAATCTTCTCGATCGCCTCAGCGCTGACGCCGGCGGCGGCCAATTTCTTGCGGAGTTGTTCCAAGCGGTTCATGTGGTTTTCCTTGCATTCATGGGTTAGCTGTCGCAGCAATTCCGGGTGCAGCAGCACCGGCGTATTGCTGTTCGGGTCATCCGCGAGCGTGACCGGGTCCAGGCGCTTGATGACCGGTCGCACGGTCAGGCCTGCACCCAGCAGCGTGGGGCCGTGTGGCTTGCCCCCTTCGTTGTCTTGCCATTGCTCGTGGTACTCGGCGGACAGGTAACGGAACCCACGCTCCTTTACCGCCTTCTTGCCAAAATCGGTCCATTCCACTTGCGCGCGCAGGCGCTGGCCTTCCACCTTGAGCGCCAAAATTCGCGCTGCGGCGCCGTCGCCGGGCTGGTGGTTGACGTCGATAAACACATCCACGCCCAGCACGCGGGCGTCGAAATTGGCCACCATGTTGTTCAGCATGGCCAGCGTGATTTCAAACTGACCGTAACGCGGATCGCTGAAACTGCCGGTGCGCGTAATCGTGACCCAGCTGGTGCCCTCATCGGCCAACTGCACCGGGCCGGTGAGCACACGGCGTGCAGTGGTGGGGTCGCTCAGTCGAATATGTCGCGCTCGTCGCATCGTCGCCGTCCAAAGCCCTAACGTGCGAGGGAGTGCACCCGCACGGCCAGCGCCATAAGGGGATTAGGCAGGTGGCAGCATGGACGGTAGCGATCGGGCAGGGGTAAGGGATACGGGCGCCGGGACGATCTGACTACACTGGCATTTGCGTGTTTAGCGCTACTATGGCCGTCCCAATTTGGGAAAAGGGGAACGTCATGATTAGCCGCTGGTGGGTTTGCTTCGCGCTGTTTCTGTCCACGGTCGCACATTCGGTGCAGCCCGAATCAGGCTGGTGGTGGTATCAATCCGAACCTGGGCGTGGGTTTAGCATCGAAGTACAAAACAACACCTTGTTTTTCGCCGGATATTTGTATGACAACGCCGGCAACCCGGTTTGGTACGTGTCCGCCGGGGCGTACGCGCAGAGCTTCTCCACCTTCAATGCGCCGTTACTCAGCTTTACCGGTGGCCAGTGCCTGACGTGCGCATTCCGCCCGAACGCACCCGGACCATCCCCAGGCAACTTGCAACTGACTTTCATATCGCCGGTCGCTGGCACGCTGACCTGGCCAGGCGGCAGCATTCCGATCACGCGCTTTTTGTACGGCACCACCAACGATCACAAGCGCCTGGCTGGGCGCTGGGTGTACACCTCGGTAATCAGTACGCTGGCCTCGGCAGACTGGGTCAATTTCGATAGCACAATCGTCAGCAACGGCAACAACTTTGTAGCCGGCACCATCCAGGGGAATCGCGTAGTGGTAGGCGGGTATCTGAGCGGCTCCTACTCCGTGCTGATCGACAGCAGCACCAGCTATTACGATTTCTTTGTCTGCCCAGGGACCGGCGCCGGCGTCGAGCAGTTGGCCGACTGCCGGGAATGGCTGTATCTGAAGACCGGCAGCCCCACCGGCTCCGGAACACCAGGGCAGGCGTTCAAGTACGGCGCGGCGCCGCTCGCCATCGCGCCCATGGCGGCATCGGCTGACAAGGCTGCGACGGCAAACGCGCTGGCGACCGAACTGGTGCGCGCCACTGCGATTGCGCAAAAAGAGATCGCTGCTGATCACGTGGTGCAGTGACTGTAGGAAATTTCCTACACGCGATCGGGTGGTTTTCTGATTGCGGGCGCCTGAGAGCGTCAGCATGATGGCCATACCGCGTGAGCGGTGGCGACACCGCTCCCGATCCTGGGTAGCCCGGTCGCCGCGGCGGGGCTAGTCCCCAACGTCGAAGGGGCGCCACTCGGCGCCCCTTCTTTTTGCTGCGCTCAGTGGGCCATCGCGGCCTCCGCGTCGCTGGGCGGCGGCTGGGCGGCGCGCAGGCGCTCGCCGGCGGCTTCCAGGGTGTCGATGCACCCATCCAGGCCATCGGTGATGGTGCGCAGCAGACGATCGAGCAGCGTGCCGGTGAGGTGAATCAGCCCGTCATCTCCGGCGCTCACGGTCATCGCGCGCAGCGCTTCGACCAGATCGCGGGTGTCGATCAGTTGGGTATGCAGATTGTTGGCCATGGTGAACTCCTTTGGGTGATGGAGGATGGGGCGCTTGCGCGCCTTTGTCTCGGGCTCTCACACCCGGCGAACAGGTTGTCCGCGGCGCCATGGTGCTACGGATAAGCGCAGGATGCAAGACGCAAAGGCGCAGTAGAACGGGTGATAGCCGGCTATACTCGGGTGCTGAACGTAGGCAGGGAGGGCGCCATGGCACATCGATCCATCGACATTGCGCAGAGAATCTTGCAGCGCTCCACGGAACTGAGCGTTGACCGCACGCTGACGCCCATGCAGCTGCTCAAGCTGACCTATCTGGCGCATGGCTGGATGCTGGGCATCGTCGGGCGGCCGTTGACCACGGACAACGCCCACGCCTGGCGTTATGGCCCGGTTTACCCTTCGCTGTACCAAGCCATTCGACAGTATCGGTCTGATCCGGTGAACGCGGTTCCGGGCGCGGCCTGCGTGACGTTGGATGACGAGGAGTCGCAGATCATTGACGAGGTGGTCAGGGTTTATGGCCCGATGTCCGGCATCGAGCTGTCCCGCCTGACGCACCTGCCGCAGTCGCCATGGTCGCGCACCTGGGAATACCTGGGCCAGTCCTCGGTCATTTCAAATGACCTGATCGAACAGTATTACCGCGATCAGTACCGGCAATCGCAGGCACCTGCCGCTGCGGCTTGATCACGCGTCATGGCGATCAAAATCCCGCAGCCGCCGGCGCCGTCGTGGGTTGGCCAACATGACCGAGATGCCGAGCGGGAAGGCGCTGATATTGCAGCCGACTTGCTGGATAAAGATGCGCGCACCCGCGATCACGGGCGCAATCAGAATCTTAAAGACCACGTTCACTGGGCCACCCGCGCAGTGCTTTGGACCGGCGCGGGCTCGCTGATCCTCATGGGATGCGTGTTCGTGTTTCACTTGGTTTCGCCAGAGACCATGCACTTCATCACGGGCGATGCATTTTCAACCCTGAAAGGCATGGTTGGCGGCGCACTGGCATCCGGCATCTTCAGCCAGTGGTCGCGCAAAACCCTGCAGCTTCCGGAAAGGCCGGCGGATCAGAACGGCCAGCTGTAGGCCTCACGGCTTCCTTCCCTCAATGGCTGCAACGTCCACACCTTGCCGCGCCAGCCGCTCGCGCAGTACGCGCCAGGGCGTGCGCAAGCCGAACTCCGGTACGTGGCCAGCACGGAAGGCGGCGCCTTTGGCTTGGCCGATGATCTGGTCTTGCTTGGCGCCTGGCTGCGCGCGCAGCCACTCGCTGCGCGTCTGCTTGCCGGCGCGGTCGTCGTCGGTGATCTCGTCGGCAAACACCGCTTCCAGGTAGCTCAGCGTCTGCGGGTGCGCAGGGTAGGGGTGCTGGCCAAGTGGGTACACGCCCGGCCCCATGCCGTGCAGGTTGACGCCGGCGTGCAGGTCGCAGTTGTGCACAACCACGCCACCAGCCACATAGCTGTGATCTTCGGCGACTTCGAGGTTGTACACCGTCTCTTGATTGGAGTACGTTTGCGCACACCTCACCACACGAACGGCGACGTATGACACGCACGGTCTATCAGGAACACCAATGCCACGCCTGCGGCCGACTGATCCAAGTGCCGGCGTGGAAGGCGCGAATAAACAGCCGGTTTTTTTGCAATTCAGACTGCTATCAAGTGGTGCACGCCACCACGCCACAGACCTGCGCAACATGCGGTAAATCGTTTGTGTCAAAGAGCTACCGGAAGAACGCGCGCTACTGCTCGATAGCCTGTGTCCCAATGCTTGGCGAAGCCAATCCAAACTTTGGTAAGCGGCATCCAGGAATGTGGACGATGCCTGCTGAGCGCCGGTTGAAGCTTTCTGAAGCAAGGCGCCTTTCTGGAAACCCGAACTGGTCTGGTGGTAGCAAGGCCAATGGCAGGTTCCAACATCAGAGCTTTGTCCGACGCTGGGCATTTGCTCATCTTCCGAACAGTTGCCACGACTGTGGCGACGCGGCCGTGGATCTGCATCACATTGTGCCGCTCCAATTCTTCCGCCCGCGTCGGCTTGCGCATTTCGCGGAGAATCTTCTGCTGCTTTGCGAGAAGCACACGCTGCACGCGATGCTTCATAACAGGGCGGCAAAACAAGCACGTGATCTGAAGTACTCAGATCGCCTGCCGGCTTCCATCCTGCATGCGTTAGAACAGGATGGTTGTCTGTCATCACCAGCGGGGGGCGATTACTCGCCGCTTGGCAATGTAGCTCAACTAGTCGTCCCAGTGCCTGGCTGCGATACAGACGCGACACCTTGCGCCAGCGTCCCAGGTGCGTGAGTACCTCGTCGCCAATCACGACCTGTTCAATGGGTACATCGCCGCGGCTGGTCGCGATTAATGTTCCAGCGCGGAAACAGACGTCCACCTTTGGATGACGCGGGCTCAAGAGGAAGCGCACGCCGGCGACCTCGTCATTCTCAGCCAGGCCTGCCACAAAGGATTCGGTGTACGCGCGGTTGATCTCGGTGGTCATCACCCGGTTGGCGGCGGCCAACGGGTTGCCCGGGTTGCGCAGTAGCACATTGGCCACCAGCTGCTGCAGGTTGCCCAGGCCAGCGGCGGCCATGGCGCGGCGGATCTCGGGCGTGACGGCCAGCCCCTGGCCAATCAGCCGCTGGGCGGCCTCGATGCCGGACCAGCCCTCGGTGATGGCTTGCTCCAGTGCCCGCACCACCACCTGGCGCGTGCTGTCGCGCACCCGCCAGATGCGGTCAGACAACTGCAGGCCATCGGCGCCGACGAAGGCGCGCAGCGCTTCCAGCGTGCGCTGCACGGCGATCGCCCGGGCATCGCCGGTGATGGTGTCGCCCACGGCAGCCACGCCCAGTTGCGCCGCGGCGGCGATGGCGCTGTGCATCTCGGTTCGAATGCGTGCGCCCAGCGTGAGCGCCTGGGCGTCAGCAGCGCGGCGGACCTCGCTGAGTGCGCTGATGGGCACAGTGCCGCCGGCGGCGTGGCGCGCCAGCACGCTGGCCAGCGCGGCGGCAAAGGCTTGGTACTGGCGCTGCAGCCACGCCAGGCGCTCTGCACGCTGCGCCAGCAGCTGACGCCGGGCAGCGATAGCCGCCCGGCGGATGGTGGCGGCGGCGATCAGGCTCAACGCCGTGCCCCGTCGACCAGCGCGCACATGCGCCGCAGCACCATCGCGCTGATGGTGCGCCGATCAGCGCGGCCAGACACCAGCCCCACAATCTGCGTGCCACAGCGCGCAATCTGCTGCTCGGCAGGCACGCCGCGCGTGGGCAGCATCTGCACATTGCCCTGGCTGTCGATCTGCAGCGCCTGCGCGTAGCGCGATTTTCGGGCGCGGGCGTGGATATTGGCCACCACCGCAGCCAGTGGCTGGGTGAATACGTTATCCATTCGCCTTCTCCACGCCCTCCAGCAGCATCTGCAGGCGCACGGCGATGTAACGCAAGCGCACTTCTTCATCGACGGCGTCGCGCTCGCAGGCGCTTTCTGCCAGCGACTCGATCAGCGCCAGCAGCTCGCCACCTTTATCTCGGACTACTTCACTCACCTTCTGTCCCATTGCCCCTCCTGATGGTCAGTCGTTTGTGATCGCGGTACCGCTTTCGCCTTTGGGGCGATTTCCGGGAGTGATTGACACTCGCGGCATGCCTGGTTTCGCCGGTTGCGCGTTCGGCGCTTCCGGGTCTTCCGGATTTGCAGGCCCGCCGCCTTCGTCGCCGTGCGGATACGGGTCTTCTTCCTCGTGTTGCTGTTCCACGCGCTCGTGTTCTTGTGCCACGTCCATACCGGCAGCTTCCCAGCAGGTGATGCGGCTGGCGCCCAGTGCCTGCAGCTTGAGCGCCAAATCGGCGCGCTGGTTCGGCGTGTCGGTACGCCGTTCAGCAAACTGCACGGTAAAGTCGTACGCGTCTGGGTTGATGCCGGCCAGCAGCAGTTGCAGTCTGAAACCCTGCTCATATACATACGCAGCCGTATCCTGAAGGGCGTCCAACTCCTCGAAGTAATCTTTCTTCAGGTCTTCGAGTACATCGCGACTCAGATCGTTCACATAGCCAAACAAGCCTTTGGGCGCCGGGCCTCCTGCAAAGAAGGTGTCCACCAGGTGGGCCACATCGGCGATCTGATCCAGATTGGCGTCACCGGCCACCGGCGACACGCTGCCTTTGCGGTTCAGGTAGTAATCCTTGTAGCTGCCCTGGCTTTGGTCCTGTTCCACGCCCACGCGGTATTCGGCCAGCTGCTCGGTGGTGGCGCCTTCCAGCGTGTGCACCATGCGTAATGGCGCACGCATGGTGCGGCGGATCACCAGATCCTCTTCGGTCATCGTGAGCTTTTGCCAAACCGTCCGGCTGGCATCGAGGTAAGGGCGGCCCAGGCTGCCCCAGTCGTCGTAGTTGCCCGGCGCCACGCGGCCCACGGTGAGCTGCCACAGGCCGAAGCTGGCCACCACTCGGCCATGGGCCAAGTCCCACTGCTCGTACGCGCGGGCGGGGTTCTCGAACACACCGGATGGGGTAACCAGCGGGACGATGGTCTCGGCCGGCATGCGCACGCCGGCGGTGACCTGGCCATCGGCAATCACCCACTGCATGGGCAGGTTGCCTTCCATCATCAAACCGCGCACGTCGCTTTCCAGCTTCTCGCGCCGGTACAACGCCACCCGACGCGCGAACTGGTCCCACATGCGCGACAAGCGCGCGTTGGGCGTGGGCATGTGCAGCAAGATGCCGCCCTTGGCCGCGGCCCGGGCGGTGCGGGTGTGGATCTTCTTCACCCGCCCATCGAGCAAGTCCATGCGCCGGATATCGAGGATTGCCGAGCGCAGATCTGGATCCACCCACATGCGCCGGTACATGTAGCGCAGCGCGTCTTCCGGATTGGCGCGCGTGCCGCGCTCACTGCTTTGGCCGGCCACCTCGCCGGGCAGTAGCGGGCTGGGTACCG